AGTTTAGAATACACATTCTTTACTTCAATCGCAGCTTACAACTATTTTAATAATGGTGGTAATGCTTTATTAGTAACTAGAGTAGTATCAGACCCTTCAAACTGGGAGTACGCATCCGCAACAATTCAAAATAGTGCTAGTACTGCTGCTGCTTTTGAAATTGAAGCTATCGATAAAGGTACTATCTTTAATAACACTAGTTCTGAGTTCTCTAACGGTGGTTTAGATTCAGGATCTGCAGACAATATCAGATGGGAAATTACTTCACGTAACGAATCAGCTGGTACTTTCTCAATGATAGTTAGAAGAGGTAACGATAATACTAATAACAAAGTAGTATTAGAATCATGGAATAATTTATCTTTAGATCCAACTCAAGATAACTTTATTACTAGAGTAATTGGTGATGAACAATACAATTATATTTCAGCTGATAATTACTTACAAGTATCGGGTTCATACCGTAATGCTTCTAGATACGTAAGAGTTAAATCTGTTACAACTACTCCTAATTATTTAGATAATGCAGGAAATGCTAAAGATCAATACACAGGATCTATCCCACAATTAGGATCAGGTTCATATGGAGGTTCATTTAGTGGTGGTGCTGGTGCAGTAGTTCCTACAAGTAGAACTATGAATATGTACCAAAATATTAATGCTACAGATTCACAAGGTTTAGTAGGAAGTGATTACACTAATATGTTAAATTTATTATCTAACCAAGATAGTTACCAATTTAACTCATTATTCCTTCCAGGTTTAACTAATGATACTCACACTTCTCAAATTACCACAGCTATTAACAATACTCAACAAAGAGGAGATAGCATTTTAATAGTTGACCCGGTACCATATTCGTCTACTATTACTAGTGTAACTCAAGAAGCTAATGATAGAAATACTTCATACGCTGCAATGTACTGGCCTTGGTTACAAGTAGCAGACCCTGATTCATTACAAAATGTATGGGTACCATCTTCAACTATGATTGCAGGAGTTTACGCATATAACGACAGTGTAAGCGAGCCATGGTTTGCCCCAGCGGGTATCAACAGAGGAGGATTAACTAACGTAGTTCGCGCTGAAAGAACATTAACATCAGCTAATAGAGATACTTTATATGAATCTAATGTTAACCCAATTGCTTCATTCCCTGGAACAGGTGTTGTAGTATATGGTCAGAAAACATTACAGAAACAAGCTTCTGCTTTAGATAGAGTAAATGTTAGAAGATTATTAATTGCTCTTAAATCTTATATTGGTCAAGTAGCTCAAACGTTAGTATTTGAACAAAATACAGCAGCTACTAGAAATAACTTCTTAGCAGCAGTTAACCCATATTTAGAAAGTGTACAACAAAGACAAGGTTTATACGCTTTCAAAGTAGTAATGGATGATAGCAATAACACTCCAGATGTGATTGATAGAAACCAATTAGTAGGTGCTATTTATTTACAACCAACTAGAACGGCTGAATTCATTTACTTAGACTTTAACGTATTACCAACAGGAGCTACTTTCCCAGCGTAAAAGTTAAAAGAGTAAATATTTATAATAGAATAAAATAAGATAACGCAAAATGGCAGTATTAGATCCTAACGAAATTTTCTTTACAGCGTTTGAACCAAAACAAGCAAACAGGTTCATCATGTATATGGATGGATTCCCAGCATACATTGTAAAAGGTGTAGGCGCTGTAAGTTTAACTCAAGGAACAGTAGCCCTAAACCATATTAACGTACAACGTTTTGTTAAGGGTAAAACAACTTGGAATACAATTCAGTTCACATTATTTGATCCAATTACTCCTTCGGGTGCTCAAGCAGTAATGGAGTGGGTGAGATTACACCACGAATCAGTAACCGGTAGAGATGGTTACAGTGATTTCTATAAAAAAGACTTAACATTTAATGTATTAGGTCCTGTAGGTGATGTAGTTTCTGAATGGATTATTAAAGGTGCTTTAATTACTGATACTAACTTTGGTGAATATGGTTGGGATACAGAAAACACTGCTATCAATTTAACGATGACAGTACAACCAGATTACTGTATCTTAAATTTCTAAGAAAATTTCGTAATATTTTTAAAAGGAGCTTGGCTTACGTCAAGCTCTTTTTTATATTGAATATGTATACACGTATTAAAGTTATAACTAATAAAAATTATGAGTGAATTTAAATTTCCAACTGAGGTAGTTGAATTACCATCTAAAGGTTTAATCTACCCAAAAGACAATCCATTATCCTCTGGTGAGGTTGAAATGAAATATATGACTGCTAAAGAAGAAGATATTCTTTCTAACCAAGCATATATCCAAAAAGGTATTGTATTAGATAAACTATTAAAATCCCTTATTGTAGATCCAAATGTTAATTATGATGATTTAATTGTAGGTGATAAAAATGCTTTATTTATGGCAGCTCGCATTTTAGGTTATGGAAAAGATTATACATTCGAGTATAAGGGGATGGAATATACTGTTGATCTTACTGAATTAAACCCGCGTCCTTTTGACGAAAATTCAATTACCCAAGGTGTAAATGAATTTAGTTTTACATTACCTACTACAAATGTTAATATTACTTATAAAATGTTAACAGGCCATGATGAAAAGAAAATTGAACGTGAATTAGCAGGTCTTAAAAAACTAGATAAAAACAACTCAGCAGAACTATCTACCCGTTTAAAATATATGATTATATCAGTTGATGGTGAAACTGATACTAAAACTATCCGTGAATTTGTTGATAACTACCTATTAGCTAAAGACTCTCGTGCTTTAAGAGAACATATGAGAGAAACCCAACCTGATGTAGATATGACATATGTTTTAGATAGTGGTGAGGAGGTCACTATCCCAATAGGGCTTAACTTTTTTTGGCCTGACGCTTGATACCGCTCCTCAATTTAGATTAAATTTATTCCAACAGTTACACCAAATAGTTTTTCATGGTAAAGGTGGATATGATTGGTCTACTATTTATAATATGCCTATTTGGCTTCGTAAATTTACTTTTAAAGAAATAAAAGAATTTTATGAAGAAGAAAAGCAACAATACGAAAAATCCAAAAGTGGTGGATCTCAAACTTTAATAGATACAGATGGAAAAGTAAAATCCCCAGAATTTTTAAAAAATGCTAAACCTAAAGCATCTTATAATACGAAGGCGTCGAAAAGTTGACGCCTTCAATATTTATAACAAATAATTCTACATGGCCGACTCAAACGAAACTAGAAGACAAAATGAAATGCTAGATGCTCAACTTAGTATAGTTGAGCAACTAAAAAGGCAAGCACAAGAAAGAGTAGTGTTTGAAGGTCAAGTTTCTGATGAAATAGCCCAAGAAAATGATTTCCTACGTCAAAATTTTCAAGAAAGAAATAGAATAGACAAAGAAGCAACTAAACAACTTACTACTCAAAGAGAAATTACAAAAGCAACCCGAGAAAATCTAGGAGTTGCTCGATCTATTCAAAATGTAACTGCTAGTGAATTAGGTTCTAAAAAACTTCTTGATAAAATAGAAAAAGATAGAGCTAAAACTATTAAAAATAACCTTTTTCTTCAAAAACAAGTTCAAAATCTAATCAAAGAAAATAGAGATCTTGAACAAAGAATAGCATATAATAAACAGAGAGGTAATACTGAGGCTGTAAAACAACTTCAAGACCAAAGAATGGCTAATGATGGTATAATCGATAGTCTTGAAGCTCAAGTTGGGTTAGGTAGTAAATTAGTTGATGAATTAGATCAAGTTAGAAATACAAGTTTAGCAATTGCCGATGACGGATTTTTATCTATGTTTAATAGTATGAAAGACATAGTTAACCTTATCCCAGGCCTAAGAGAATTACTTCCCGGTTTTGATCAAGCTGCTACATCTTATAGAGAAGCCTTAGTTTCAGGAGGGGGTAGTTTAAAAGAAATTCGTGAAAAAAATAAAATTCTTTCAGGTAAAACTGGTGGAGAAGGTTTAGACGCTTCTTTTGTAAAATCTCTACCTCAAGAAATGCAAGAGCAGTTAAAAGATAAAAGTGGAGGAATGTTAACTGGTACAGCAGCAGTTGCAAAAGCTAAAAAATTAGGATTAGAACTTCAAAATCCACTTAAAGCAGCTGTTACATCTTTAAACAAGTTTATGAAAAAGTTTTTACTTCTTCAACTTGTAAATACCCTCCTTAAAGCTGATACAACCGCTGCAGATTTATCTAAAAGTTTTAATACTACCTATAGAGAAGCTCAAATGATTTCATTTGAAATGAATCAAGTAGCAAATAGATCTGGAGATGTATTTTTAACTGGTAAAAAAATAGCAGAAACCCAAATGGCTATTAATAAAGAATTGGGTACTTCTGTTATATTAACTGATGAACAATTACAAACTTTCACTAAGTTACGTGAGGCCGCAGGTTTTACTAATGAAGAATTAGCAGGTATAGCTAAAATTTCATTTACCACAGGTAAAGAAATGGAAACTATTACAGGTGAAGTATTAGCACAAGCTAAAATTTCTTCTCTTAGAAATGGTGTAGTATTAAACGAGAGAGATATAATGAAAGAAATTTCTAAAGTCTCAGCAGCTACAACATTATCATTAGGTAAAAGTGGGGAAGCTATTGCTGATGCTGTTACAACTGCTAAAGCTTTAGGTATGGAAGTATCCAAAGTAGAAGCTATATCAGGATCAATTCTACAATTTGAATCTTCTATAGAAGATGAATTATCAGCTGAATTATTAATTGGTAAAGAA